TGGCGATGTGCTGACCCGGTCCAAACTCCGGCCAAGCGTAAAAGTCAAGCGTAACTCCTTCGCTGTTGGATGCAGTTCCCCAGCCTTGAACAAGAATTGACTTGCAATGGCCGACCGCCGCCACCTGAAAGGCTTCGGCGAAGTCCGTTACATCGGTCAATTCCTGCGAGAGTTGCGCCGCGGTCACCGCCGTCTGAACGACCTGCAAATCCTTCAGAAGCTGCCACGAAAATCGGTGGAGTGGCGAACTGTCGTATTGGATTTTCGTTACGCTCGGCATCGCCTAAACCTCCAAACTGTAAGCACCGTCGGCGATCGCATTGCCCGAGCCGTCCACCCCGCCCGGACCGAACGAATAACTCACGCTCCCAACGTAGGACCGATTGCCGTAGGACGGGCCCACGCCGTAACCCTGCGGGACCATGCGCCCCACGGTCGGCGACTGATTCGTGCCCTTGTCCATCTGAATCGCCGCCAGCAGATTCTCACGAAAGACGTTCCACTGCGGACCCTGCGTACCCGTCCCGTCCTTGACCGACTCGCCTATGGCCTTGCAGGCCTCAATGAGAAGCTGACTGACCCGCGGCCCGCCCAGCGGATAGGGATTGGTTTTCTGCAATCGGCCGGCCAGCACCGCGTACTTGTAGCTGAGCACGTAGACCGCGTCCGGGATCGGATAAAAGAGGGCCTCCTGGAGCTGGTTCAGGCCCGACGTCTGAGCCCGCCACCTAATCGCGCACATCGACGGCCGCCCGCTGGCGGAGCTGTATTGCCTCAGTTCTCGCACGATCTGTTCGGAAGTGTTGCCGATCGGACCGAAGCCGTCGCTGGCCGCGTAGGTGAAGCGCCCAACAAGCGACCCGAAGTCCGACGGTAGGGTGTAGTCGAAGTCGTCCTTAACCGTACTGAGCGTCGTGATCTGCTCCAGCCAGGTCCACACATGCGGAAGCGGCTCGCCGGGAACCGTCGACGGGTAGAGGATGTATCGGTAGGCCTCGTTGATCCGTCGTTCCAGTTCCGCGCTTTCGGTCGTGGTCCACAGCGACGCATCCGATCCGTAGCCCAGATACTCCGACATGAGCAACAGAACATCGTCCCACCCGGCGATCAAGCTGGGCGGCTGGGTCTGGAGATTGAAGAGAATGGAGACTGTCATACGTTACACCGCTATGTGCACCGTCTGTACGATCGTTGGGCCAGAACCAGTAATATCGCCAAACAACGAATTCCCCGACGTTGTTTCAAACCATCCCATCGGACAAAACGGAAGAACGTGAAGCACGGCAACCGCAAGATTCAAAGTGCTCCATAGGATAGTGGCACTAACCGTACCGTCACGAAAATTCATGTCATCCCCAGCCGTCGTTTTGATGATACACAACGCCAAAACGCGAATCTTCTTCCCAGAAACCGATGCAATGATGTCGCTATCTGTTGTGTGACTGTTATACGTCATCACCGGAGAGACGGCCGCGCCGGCAATCGACATAAAGTCCGATGCCGGGTAGTTCGTTACCGGCAGGGCCGTCGTATTGCCCGCAGCCGCGTACTTTCCGGCGTCGTCGTCGTAGACATCCTTAGCGCCGTGAATCAGCTTGACCCGCTGGTAATCAACGCTGGAAATCTGGTCAGTGCCGATAGTTTTGTTGCCGTCTACCGTACTGATCTGGAAGTTGTCGGCCATGGTCAGACTCCAGCGGTTTGAGGTTGCGGCGCCTTTTTACCGGAACCCGGCGGTCGCCCGACACGGCGCGGAGCATTGGCCTCCGCCGACGCCTTCGCCTCTTCAAGCTGTTCTTCCAAAGCCTTCACCCGCTTGGCGAGGGCAGCGAATTCCGTGGCGATGGCAACGACGATGCCGACGCCGCGGCCGTCGAAGTTCTGGGCCGAGGTCATGCCGTAGTTGGTCTTGCAGCAGCGATCGAAAAACTCCTCGATCCCTTCCGGCAGATCATCCGGCTTAGAACTGTTGGCCAGGGTCAATGCCGCCCGGGCCTTTGTGATTGCATGCACGGAAGTCTCCTTGTTATCAAATAGCGCCGGGATGCGGGGGACTCCCTTCCCCCGATCCCCAGCGCAAGAACCACAAATCGTGCCAGGCTTAAATCACCCTGGCCTGAAAACACTTTAACCAGTCGATCTCGGCGGCTCCCGGAGTACCGGACGCTGCAAGATGCGCGAATATCCAGCCAAGCTGCGCGTCGTTGGGCATGTCCGTTCCAGCCGTACCCACCGTCGGCGTTGTCGCCGAGTGAGCGATCTTCTGCCCGTTGACGTAACACTCAACGGTCGTCGAGATGTCAGGATCAAATATCCATCCGAGTTTGACGAATTCATCCGCAACTATCGTATGAGCGTCCTCAACAAGATCGACAGCCGTAATGCCGTTGGCCTTGTACGAGAAGTCAAAGACGTTCCCGTCGGCCTCTTTACGATGGAAGCCGATCATGTTGTTGTCGGAGAGCGCACCAGCGGCGGTCAGAGGGACCGTTTCCGAATACGTAATGTCCTCACACAACCCAATGAACACGTTGGATTCGGTATTGCCGACGGTGACGCACTTCACTCGGGCCTCAAACGCGATGAGCCCTCTGTCCGAAGCAACCTCAAACGGCATCGTTTCCGCCCCGATGATGCAGGCTTCATTGTCGGTGGCGTTGGCAAGAGCCCAAACACCGCCCACTTCATCCGTCACCTGCGTTATCGTGCCGTTGGCGTCACCAAACAACTTGCCGCCGAATCCTAGCGCCCCAATCTCAGCGGTGATCGTTGGGACCATCGGAACATCGACAAAATCGATCCAAATCCCGTAAGTCCGTCCCTTACGCTCAGAGAGCGCGTCCAACTTCTTCCACAACGCTGCGGACGGAAGCGCACTTGTGTCCGCCGCCGCCGTGTGTTGATAACTTGCGTACTGACCCATAATCGGGCTCCTTTTTTAACTGCGGACCCCCGGCCTGATACTCACCGGGCTCATAACAAAACACCTGCCCCTACTTGCTCAACACCCAATTCTGTCGTGGGTTGATGCAGCAGAGATTGCCTGACAGATAACGCACGTGCGTGTAGTGAAGCGGTGCCTCCAGAGAAGGCTCCAAAATCTCATCCTTGAGCGTAAAGCCACTCACGCTCAACCAATAAAAGGTCGTCCAGTCGACCCCGTAGATGACATCCTGACTCGATGAGCTGTAAAGCGAGAACGTCGGCAGATCGAGCGCCGGAACCCAGTACATCGGAACCCGAAACACATCGGCCGCCCCCTCGTTCAGGCGATAGGCGACGTCCGAAGTGTTCGCATCGTTTTGCTGGCGGGCCAATTGAGCCTTCGCACGAATGGTGGCCTTGGTCGTGTACATCGCCCGATCGGGCGGACCTTTGACCATGTCGGGGAAATCTACCGGAGAGATGAAATGCGTCTGCAGCATCATGTCCGATATTTTGTCCACCGCGTCGGTGTCGTCGAAGGTCGTGTACTGGGCATTTGCGTTGCCCCACATCGGATAGGTCACCCGACTGACGCCCCCCGGCCCACTCGTGTAGGAGTTGTGATTGACGTTGAGGAAGTTTCCGTCGGCACCCGTCAAGATCCCGGTGTAGGTCGTGTAGGAACCCACCGTGGACTCGGGCTCGGAAAACAACCAATAACGAAGCGGCCAGGCGGTCTTGTTGTCCGTCGAGGCCGGCGGCGTTCCCCAGAACCAATTCTCGAAACTGTCCGCGAAACCCTGATCCCGACCGAGCGCACGCGTCGTGGTCAACGCAGTGATCTGTTCCGGACCACGAGCCGCGGCAAGCTCGATTTTGTTGTAAGTCCAGTGATCCCGGCAATGCCGTTTCACCACCGTTGCCTGAACCTCAAAATCCTGCTGCGAGATGTTGATCGGATCGTTCATGTCCACCCAGGCAAACGTATCCCCGGAGTCGACCTGAATGTTGAACCTAAAATCCGTCCCGCCGTGCATGGTTACCTCCACGGGCAGACCGAAGTTGAAGCGATGGGCACCCTCCGCGATCATGCGCTTGGCGTTGCGCTGGATCGCCGGAAAGGCCGCGTAGTACTGGTTTCTGTTGCTGATGTTGACGAAAGACCGCCGGTTGTAGTACGGGATGGTCTGACGCAGTAAGCCGGTATGAGATTCTAATGCCGGCATGGCGTTTCTCCTGTGTTAGCTACTCTCGAAACGGGTTGCCGCCCGAGCGGTCCCATTCCTCGGTCATCACCTGCATTGACCGATCGAATTCGTCCTCGATTTTTCCGCCTTGCGACGGAGGCGTTGAGCGGCGCGAGGTGTCGCCCGCCACAACCGTTCCGGGAACGTGCTGAACATTGTTCGTCCGAACGGAACCTGCTGAACCTGCTGAACCGGTTGAACCGGTTGAACCGGCGAGACGGGCGAGTCCCGATTCCTCGAATGCCTCTTTGGTGATCCGCGACCAGACCGCCCGATCCATTCGCTCCTCGCCGAGCGCTGCCTTGTAGCGCTCGTAAACTTCCGCGATGACCGGGACCAGCATCTTCCAGTGCCGATGCTGTGCGGAGCCGGGCTTGGCGTGCGCCTCGGAGGGCGTGCCAATGGCCTTGGCGATTTCCGGATGGGCGGTTACGATCCCGTCCCATTCCTGGGCGTCACGAGACGTCTGTGCGTCCGCTGCGGCTTCGACTCCCTGCCGGGTCACGCCTTGAAGCTGCCCCATCTGCTGGCGCAACTGCTCGTTCTGGGACATCAAGGTTTCCTGCATTTTTGTCATGTGGGCCGCCATCGCTTTGAGGGGGCCGGAAACCTCTTCTCCCAGTTCGTTCTCGTTCAGTTTCAGATCGAAAGCCTCCAGCGCTCCTGCGGACGGCGCCGTTTGACCTGTCGTTCGTGGATCCTGCTGGGCGGGCGTGATATCGGCGCCGTCCGCAGGAGCACCCGGTGGTTCCTTACGGGCGGAGTATTGCTGCGACAGCTCCATGCGGCGTCCCAAAGTGGCGGCGCGAAGCACCGAGTCGTTGGGGAAACTGTCGATCTCTTCGTCGGTGAAAAACACGTCGTGCGCCGCCTGCACCCACGGAGCGCTTAGCTTCGCTCCTGCGGAGGGCAAAGCGCCCGGGGTTGATTCTGGTGATGCGCCCGCGCCCGGCGCCTCCGGCGGTCGCTCTTCCGTTTTTGGGCCCACGAAACGACCATGTTCGTCGCGCGCTCGTCCAGGCGATCCCTCTACGCCGCCCTCAGCGTGATCGGAGGCGGCATCAAAGAACTTCTGGGCGGCTTCCGTCGTTCTGGTCAATTCAGCTTGATCCAAAGGGCCTGCGGCGGCCTCTTGAATGACCTGCGTTGTGGCGTTCGCATCCAGTGGCGGCGGCGTACGTTCTGTTACTGCTGTAGTTTCTGGCTGGGTCATCGGTTGATGTTCCTTTTTGTGCTTACCCCTCTCGGTGCGAATCTCGGTGCAAACATCGCGTTCAAAGGGTTGAGCATGTTCGGTCGAAGCCTCTTACCGTAGGCTCGTCTCCGCTGGGTTACGGCCGGGGTAGGCTCGAAGATCGGTCGGCCGGAGGTTGAGTACCTACCTGTAAAGGGTCCCGGCGGCCGCGGTCCGCCTGAGGCGGACTGCGGAGGCTGCGGCGGCATCTCAATCGGAGCACCCAGGGCAAAATCGCCGCCCGGAAAGTTTCCTGTGGAATCTAGAACCGTCGTCTGGGTCCGAGGCGGTCCGGTCAAGCCGGGGGGTTGTTGTGGGCCGATAGCATCGAGGTTCCCCTGACGCTGCCCAGCCCAAGGGTCGCCATAGCCCTGCAACTCGAAGGCCTTACGAAACCCCATGGGCTCCAGATTGAACCGCCCCAGTAGAGCTTGAAGGAATTGACCCGGCTGCCAACCACCGCGCCGCCTTTGATTCCCCGTCCCACCGGCCGGCGGCAGGTTGGCGATCTCATCGGCCGAAAACTGCTGCGCTCCGCCAACCGCATCTAAGTAGCCTTGATCCTGAAACGGATCGTACGGCGTGTATTTCCCAGTGTGGGTCGGCATCACACACTCCTGTATCCGAGCGGCGAGCGCCAGCGACCCATGTCGCCCGGCGCTTGCGCTTCGGGCTCGGATGATCCATTTTCAAGGTGGGGCGAGCGCACAAAAAAAACGGCGCGTGGGGACGTGGCCCACGCGCCGTCTATTCGTTCGCATCACAGGGAGAGCAAATCCCTGCTAGCCCCGGTTTTGTTCTACTTCAACTATACGTTAGTTACGCGTCATCCACAACAGGCACCTGGCCGCGAAACGTCCCCGGCGCCGGATCGCTGTATCCGGAATCCCAATCTATACGTTTATGGGCCCTGAGCCAGCGGTTCTTATCGAATCGATTCGCAAAGATGGCACGGCCTCGACGGTCATACTGAATCTGCGGAGCGCCCACGCGGCGATCCATCGCCTGGGCTTCCGGTATCTGTGACGGCAAAACTCCGTTAGACAGAGAGTGTTGCGGCCTGTCCTTGCCGCTGGGCGCTAGACCACCACCCAGTTTTCCGTAATCCAGCTTATACCACGTTCCGTCCACGTTTATCCGCTTCGGGGCCCTGCCCATCGGGTACTTACGGTCCACCCGAGTACCGTTTTCACTGACGTAGCTGTAGGTCGTCATCAGACCGCCTCACCATCAGCAGTAAGCCCCTGTCCGAGTGCGTTGATTAACGCCTGCCGCTCACCCGATCCGTCGCTCACGCTCTCGCGGATGTAACGTCTGGGCTCGCCGTTGGAACCCGGCTGACGTTCACCGCGCCCGCCGGCCAACTCAGCCAACTCACGCGGGTCTTGATTGTAGATCAAAACGTCGTTGAGTTCGGGAAGGTCGCGCCGTTTGGCGATCAGCTTCATCAGCTTTTCAACGTCCATCGAGAGTCCCTGGGCCGTCGCTTGGCCTTCAAGACCCATGTAAATCTGTACCGAAGCCAACAGATCAGCCAGACGACTTTCCGGACTGCGCTGCCGGTAGCTGAACGGCTCAACGTCGACTTCAAACTCGCGCTGGGCGACCATCGCCCGCTTCTCGCGGCTCCAATCGGACATGTAAAACACGTCCTCCGTGCCTTCGACGCGCCGCACAAGCGGGGACGGCTCAGGATTCGGATCACGAACCTCGTACCAGAAAACGTCCTCGCATATCCCCTTCATAAAGTCATAGGCCCGCCCGCCCATGTCCTCCAGCATTTCATTCGCCGCACCACGCAGCAGTCGTTCTTGACCGAACGTTTCGGCCTGCGTGCTGAGGCCGGCGTACTGATCCATGTTGCCTGCCTGATAGGAAAAGTCCGCCCGCTGTTTCTCGGCCATCGCTATCGTGCCGGGGTGCGTGCCGCCTATGTGACCCCACCGGGCAGCCCCACTTTCGCGCAGGACGCTCTCGTTGTCGAGGCTTCTGACGATCCGCTCCGCCTCCGCCTTCGACGCGCTGGTGTAATACAGATTCCCTTTGGCCGTCTCCTGCTGATGGATGCTCTTGACGTCCATCGCGTTGAACGCCCGATGCTTTTTCAGTAAGTGCATGAGCGGCGAAATCGGGTGGGCGTGGTTAGGCGGCTTCTCGTAGTACAGATACCGGTACGGTCCGTTGCGCGGACCGGACCAGTCCATCTCCAACAGTTGAAGCGTCGGCTGCCGGACCGGGAAATACCACATCTTACCGCGCCGCCGCTCGTAAATGCACCACACGTCCACATAGTCGTAGAGACGATCGGAGATCGTTGAACTGCTGCGCCGCAGATTCGTGCGCTCGTCCTCGGGCACGTCGGAAGCGTCCGCTTCCACCTTGAATCGGTTCTCGTTGAACAGCGGATGGTCCCGAACGTCTTGTAAGGGCATGCGGAACTTGTGGCCTTGGATGTCCGACTCGTCCAGGCGGGTTGATTCCAGGTCGTACACGAAGTCCGCACGATCGATGGAGCGCATCACCAACCGCATCGACATGGCGTCGCGCTCGCCCACCGGTTCAACGCCCAT